GTCCGGGATTCAACGAAAAGCGGTTCAAGGCCAATGGCGCCCACGGGAAAGCCGCTGAAGTCGAGCTGGACCAGTTGTGATGAGCCAATGGCCATGAGGAAATTCTCATGCCTGCAATGGCCACCGCGTCGATGAAGCCGCGGACGCCGGACCCATCCGGAGGAAGGTCCGTGTTCGCCATCGGCGCCAGGTAGGCCAGATCCCACTGGCTGAGATCCAGGAACGCACCGGCCTTCGGCGTGCTCGAGCTTTCCGCGCCATCGGCCACCGTACGCAGGGGGGACCCCCAGGGCTTGCCGCGGGTCTTTCCGGACGAGAAAGCCCGCGGATCCCCGACGGTCATGAACTCGCTGTTCCCGTCCACCCGGTAGATGGTCTGGGGCTGCGAGGTCGAGGACGACACCGGATGAACCCGCGTGAAGTCATCGATCACGGCCTTGAGCGAGCGGCCCACGAAGCCATCCAGCTTCAAGGGGCTCTTCTTGGCCGTGTAGGCGGCGAGCAGGATCGCGCGGAATTCGTCCGGCGTGAACGAAGTCAGGGCGCCGTTGTACCGCGTGGCAGATGCCGGCCGCATGGCGGAGGGAACCGCGAGGTTCGTCTGCTGAGCATTGGCCAGCCAGGAGAACACGCCGCGAGCCGTGAACGGCGTCGCACCGGACTCCACCGCCGCATCGGAATCGCTCAGGAACTGCTGTTCCATCTGGCGCTTGACGAGAAGCATGGCCAGCTTGCGCTGACGGCCCTTCTCGTTGCGGCCGACGCCGGCTGCGTTCGTGATGTTGGCGAGCGTGGAAACCGCCCAGGGCTGCCGGAAGTGCTGGCAGGTGCCCTGCAGCAAATAGCGGTTAACGCGGTTGAAGGTCGTCACCGGCGTGTTGTCCAGCACGCCCGTGCTGGCCACGTTCGGGAGGGACTCGGCCGGCCAGCTGCAAAGCATCTGGTTCGGCTGTTCGCCCTTGGAAAGCGAGGAAATGAACGGGGTCGCTTCCGCTTCGATGTTCACTATTTCGTCACGCAGCTCCTGGCGTTTGCCGGGCTGCGCAGCTTCTGTCATTGCAGGCATGAGAATTTCCTCATGGCCATTGGCTCATCACAACTGGTCCAGCTCGACTTCAGCGGCTTTCCCGTTGGCGCCATTGGCCTTGAACCGCTTTTCGTTGAATCCCGGACGGCTCACAGGAGCCACCGCAGCACGCCCCACCGCTTTGCCGCTTCCACCAGGACCAGCCGCGATCACCTTACGCTTTGCCGGCTGCTGTTTCTCAGCGGCCTTCCGCGCGCGGATCTCATCGATCTTCTGGCCCAACCGGAGGTGTTCCATCATCTTGGCGTGCGCCTTGTTGTAGATCTCCGTGGCCCGTTGGCTCTTCGGCCCAAGGGCTTTCAGATCCCTGCGCACTTCAACCAGACGATCTCCAACTTCCTCCGGCGTCATGGACTTGTCGGCATTCTTCGGGTCCGTGTAACCGGTTCCCACATACCTCGTCAGCCAGGCTTCTTCGCTTTCCAACTTGGCTTCCGCCTCGTTGGTTTCACGGATCAGCTTTGCCTCATCGGGCTTCAGGTAGCCGGCCGGCAGCGGAATCGCCTCCGCCAGCAGAGCCTCGGTTTCCTTGGCCTTCAACTCGGCAGCTTCGGCCCGCTCACGCTCGGCGTGATGCTTGGCGGTCAGCTCCTTGATCCGTCGCTCGGCGCCGGGCTGCCGGTGGGACTTGGCCGCCTTATCGGCCTCATCATCGGTCTGCTCGGGTTCATCCTTGGTCTCGGCATCATCCGCAGTCGGTTCGTCCTCGGATTCAGCCTCAACCTCGTCCGTGGGCTCGTCATTCGGGGGATTACCAGCCTCCGCGGCCTCGGCCGCCTCGGCTTCCTCCAACGCTTCAAGCTCCGCATCAGCGTCAGGAATCACGGATTTCGTGGATGGCGCTTCTTCCACAGCTACCGCGTCAGCTTCTTCGCCTGGCTTCGTCATGACATTCTCCGGTCAAGTCGGGACCAGTTTTGGTTCGCATCTGCGGGCCCAGAACAGAAAGCCCGTGAGCGGAACTTCCGCCCACGGGCCAAAATTCACACAAGTCAACCCATCAAAACAATGGGGTGGCTATCAAAAAGGATGGAAAGGAACCAAATGACTGCTACTGACGGCTACTGACGACACTCTTTCTTGCCGCCTGGACGTTCATCGCCACGTGTTTCCGGACCTCCCGGATGGCAAACTTATAGGCCGCCAGGCGGCTGGACCGCTCGGCCGGCACATCCAGCATGGTCAATTCGTCGTCCACCGAATCCTCCAGCCGATCAATGGTTTCCTGGACACCCTGCAGAACGTGGTGGTCATCCATGACGTTGAGCTTCAGGGCCAGCTCCTGATCGGTCATACGGCCGCCCCGCGTGAAAGAAACACTCACCCGCTCCAGCACCGGCGGCTCAACAAACCTCTTGATCTCAAATCCCAACAGCTTCATTTCGTTTCATCCTTGTTTTCAACAATACCCCTCAGCGCTTTCTGCACATCTGCCTTCAAGTAAACACCATGGTGTCCGGCATACAGCTTTCGTCGAGACAGCACGCCAGCATCCTCCAGCTTCAGCAGCTCCTTGGGAGTGATACCAAGGCCAAGCACCTGCTTTCGATGCATCACCTCTGGTAGATTATCCATGGCCTAGAGCATGGCTCCAGGTTTCATGGCTGCAACAATCTTGCATCCATGCACAGGCTCGAGCTTGGTCTCCATTCGCTTGTGTCCGACGATCCCAAACATCACGCATCGCTGCTCGATGCAAGGCGCTTGGATGAACGGGCAAATGGTTTCCGGAACAAATTCGATGACTTCAGCCGGTTTATCATTCTTCTGCTTTTTGCTCATAGGTTTCTCCATTTTCAGTAACACCCAGCGCCGCCCATCCCTGGCAGGTATCGCTGGTCCACATGCGCGCAATCCTTCAGGTACGCATAACGGATGTTGTCCACCGGATCCTTGGTGGCGCCCTTGCCACCATCCAGGCCGGTCCATACCTGCAAGGCAAAGATCGTGTTCCGGCAGGCGCTGCTCACAAACAGGTGCGGCTGGTTGATCACATCTACCACCGGCTGGTCCACGTTGTAGAACAGGCCGGCATTGATCATCTGCTTGCCTTCCTCGATCTCGTTTCTGCGGCCACTACCAGTCTCAGCGAACGTCAGGCCGATATCGTCAAACTCCTCGAACAACGTCCTGACCCCATCCTCCAGCAGGCTGTTCGCATTTCCAAACCTCGCATCCAGGTAACGCACCCGAGGCTTCACCTTGCTGCCTGGCTGATACTGGCTCCAGGCCCTGATATCCTCCGGCTTGGCATCCGGCCGGTAATCCGGCCACTTCTCGATTCTGGCGATCTCCTGCTTGTACTGCAGCAGCCCCCACCCCAGGCTGGACTGCGCCGGTCCCTTGCGGCCATCCATCAGCTTCGAATCACCAGACGGAAGGGCCCACTCCCCCAGCACACCATGCCCAGGTACGGGGTCCACCTGGTTCGGCCACTCCCAGAACACATACGCGCACTTGTTGCTGCAGAACCGGATCCACGTCATGAAGAAATTACGGCCATCGCAGGGGTCCACAAACAAATAATCCGTGCCCACCACCTTAACCGCATCCTGGTCTTCCACATCGCACGCAGCCGGCGGGATCCGATCCGGGCTGATCACATGCACCTTCGGCAGGAACAGCGGGAAAGCCCCAGATTGCTGGCGATCTGCCACCCCATAGAACCGCTCACGCTTGAATCTCGAATCCCGGGAAGCAAGGTTCAGCATGACCTCCCGGGGATTCCCGTAGTGGTTATCGCTGGAATGAAAGAACACCACGCCGCGACGCTGATCAGCACAGCGCATAACCCTTGGCACACGCTCAAATGTTCGTTGGTTGGTCATACGCTCAGCAGATCCTCATGCGTCTCAGTTCGCAGGCACTCATCCGACCCATCGCCGCCATCATTCGGAAGCAGGTATGCCGTGCTGTACTTCACAGTTTCAGCCCCATCCTGGAACAACTTCACCGTCTCCGTGTAGCCGGCCACTGGCGTGAATCCGATGATCCCGCAAGCTCCCCGCGTGGACAGACGCAGCGTCAGCGTTTCCACCCAATCCGCTGGAATCAGCTCATCCGCCACAAACCCGATGCACCGCTTCATGAATCGCCCGTGCTCATCCTGCTCCATACTTCCGCCTGCCGGCTGGCCCAGCTCGCCGCCTTCGATCTTCGCTTTCTCCTGGGCGTAATTCCGGAAGGACGCCATGGAAGCATTTGGCAGAATGAATGAATTTTCGGAGAATCCAGTCTTGGCTTTGTAGGCGATGTACGTGGTCTTGCTCATCACCGCCTTGCCTTTCAACGAGCGCGGCATGTACTTCCAGAACAGCGGTTGCTGATACTCCCGCGACATATCGCCATCCGTGTGAAAGGCCCACAGCGTGCTATTTCCGAACCGCAGCAGACACTGCATGGCCCGCTTGGCCATGTACTCTGATTTCCCGGCACGATTCCCGCCATTGATCAACAGCAAATTCCACGGGCTGGTAATGCCATAGATCCTACGAACCCTGGGCCCGAAGTCCACACCCAACCATTCCGGTATCGCCCAATCCAGCCCCAGCAGCGCATCGCAGATATGCCATATAGCCGGCTCCCAGCCGTACAGCAGCGGATCCGCGCGCTCATTGGCAATCTTCTCCAGGCGCTTCTCCTGGAGCAACAGCCAGGCCTCCTTGATCCCCATGCCGCGAAC